CTAAGTTTCGAGAACATCCCATGCTGACGCAGATTAGAACCCTTCATTTCCATAGAAAACTCAGAGATAATCTGCCAATCATCGAAGTCACCCATTTTACCGAGTTTTTCCATGATTGCCTTCCTTCCACGCTTGGCTCTAAGTTTAACCTTAGAAGTATCAACTATAAAAGCGAGGTTAGTCGGTACATTAGCCATCGGCACAAGATCGATCTCAATGCCGGATTCAGTCAGGTAGGACGTAATTCGTCCACCACCCTTCCCTTCGTTCACCCGTGTTCGGATTCGGTTCTTATCCCATCGGGTAAACTTGGCGGTCTGGTTGATGTGACCAAAGAAACTCAGGTTTCTTCCGCCGTTCTCCCAGACTGAAGACACAACGGTATTGACCGCACTTTCAGTCAAAGACCTGGTAGTGTTGTCAATATGATTTCCGCTGTATTGCCCAAGGAATCCAAGACATCCATTCATCAAACTGGCCTGTGCGCTGGTCCTGATAAGATAGACTGAATAGAGCGCAGCACGTTCACGATTACGCTGAAGTTCTTTAAGTCTCAGCATAATCTGATGCCTATCCTCCCTGCCGATTGCGTACATATCCGTTGACTTCATAGACCCGGTAATCTGTACGTCCTCCCGAAGAATCGTAAAGGCATTAGAAAGAACAACCCTTTGCCTCGGAGTAGGCTCAATGGGAATTGAACCCTCGTTTGCAAATGCTCCGAGTATATAAAACACTTCTCCCGCAGCCACAGAACAGAACATGCTCATAAGAGCATTGCTATGCCCTGCGGTAATAAGGCTCATGGTAACACTCGTTCCAGTACCTCCCGCAGTAGGTGTTGAAGTCACAACTGCAAGAGTATGAACACTCTTTACCGAATCGAAGTAATAAAGCACAGAGCCTTGTTTGATCTGTTTTATTGCCTGTGACGGCTGAATACCGTCAATACAAGTCGTTACAAATGAAGTCCATTCACTTGCAATAATAGAAATGGTTTTCAACTTGCCGGTGCCTAAGTCTTCAGAAATCCACTCAATCGTGGTTCCGCCGGACTCCGGCCCCCAACCAATTCTATTGATAAAAGGAGTGTCTGCAAGCGCAAGTAAATCTAACGCTTCAGATACGTCCCTTTTTTCTGTTCCGGTAACGACACCCCAAGGCACGTCACCAACTATGTCGCGCTGGAATTGACCGCGGCCGTCTAAGCCCAATGTTGCTTCGGTCATTAACCACGCTGATGCTGTAGTACCCATATATTAATCTCCTATAAAGGAGCGTTTCCCACGCCAGCCTTAATCGTAGCCTCGGCTATAAGGATTTCCTCATCTTCCGTTGGAATATAGCCCTTTGCGACTTTTACTGCCATTGCATCAAGAAACTTACGCTCTGCTGATGTGTCTTTATCACCCTCACTAACAAGGTTAGCAGGTGTACGCTCCCCAGTTTCAACATGAGGGGGTTTTAAATCACCGCCCTTCATTGTTGTTATTGTTTCATGTGATTGTTTCAATAAGGTTTTGTAATACTTCCTTAAAGTCGAAGTGTACTCATCCACAGGATTAATCGAGCCGTTTTGAATTTTCATCACGAATCCAGGATCTTTAAGTTTCTCTTCCCATACTTCTTTAACAAGGTGATAATCCTCATCGGTCTGGATCTTGTTCCATGCAGCATAGCTTTTTTCTTGAGCCTTTCGAGCTTTTGCGTCTCTTGCATCAAGAACATTGCCAAGCTTTTTTTCAATAACAGCTTCAATGTCAATAGGACGGTTTTCTTGCGAATAATCGAACTCATCCTTTACCGGTGCTGCCTGTAGTTGTGCGATCTCGGCTTCTAAATCACGGCTTCGCTTTCGCTCATCACCCAATAGTTGCGCTACTCGACCTACTTCAGAACCAGCATCTAATTTGCCCTGTAATTGTTGAGGGTTCTCAATACCGGCTTTTGTTAATTCAGCCATAAGACCGTCAACATCCACTTCTGTTTCTGCCTCTTTTGGTTCTTCCTTCGGAAGTTCCACGTTTGGTTCTACCATGTTGTTCCTCCCATTTTGCTCGACAATTTCTTGCTTTGGTCGGCTAATTCTTGTTTGAATTTAGTCCTTCTATTAACCCACCCTTGCGGATTAACTAAGAAGTCCAGTATTTGATTTATGTTGTAATACGTTTTCTGAATCACATCCTTTTCAGTCTCGCTCAAGTTTGTGTATTTCTTTGAAAACATATCCTGTGCCATCTGACCCCGAATCATTAGGATTGCATCTGTCAGGAACTTCCACTGCGGAGTCTTCAATGCTCTTGTATAATCTCGCGCCTGACGTGCAAAACTATCATTCTCGTTAAATAGCTTCTCAAATATGTTTACGAGGTTTCTCATAATATCTGGTCTATTTGATTTCTTATCTTGTCTGCTGAAGCCATTATAATCCTTCCGCATTTTGCAAATTCTTCAGCCAATTCTTCTGACATTCCAGTATGGCAACACAAGCAAGTTAGTTCCCCATCCATTATTCTTAAACTTTCTAAATCTCGAACTTTGTTACATTTAGGACACTTGATATCCATAATCCCCTCCTTTATTTAGCTATCGCCTTTATCGCCTCTAATGCCATGTCGTGTTCAAACTCCTGTTCCGCAAGAGCACCGGCTTCCTGAAAATCTTTATGGCTTATCTGAATCTTACCCTGAGTCTCGTATTGTTGTTTCTGCTGTTCTGCCATCATTTGCATCTTGGCGGCCTGTGCCTGTTCCTGCTGCATTTGCTGTGGAGTTTTAAGTAAATACTCGGCTTCTCTTACGTCTCCCAACTCCATTAAGGTCTTGTTCCATTGATATTGATTAATCCAGGGATTGTCCTTCCACATACCGGCTAACTGAAACAACCTTTCTAACCTTGCCTGCTTCCCAAGTGCAGGCTCCATTGAAGTGTACCTTGCCGTAAAATCAAAGTCAGGATGAATGTCATCCCCAAAAATATTCCCGAATTGCGGTTCATCTGAACTGCCGTGCCGATATTCAAACCCGCTTGGTAAGTGAAAGGTATTTAAAATCATCATGTACTTTAACAACGGACTCATACCTAAAAAGTCGCTCGACATCAGCATTAACTTTGCTCTTGCTTCGCCCATTTGCTGAATTGAATACACAACCCCGACTCTTTCCTGTCTCTGAGGAGTCTGCCCCATGTTGTAATCGTACATTCCGGTCAAATCTTGGATAGTGTCTTTATAAAATGTCTCTTGCTCCACAAATAAGTTAGAGCTATAGTCAGGTATGGATAGAGGAACAACATCAGTCGGATCATCAACAGGTATAATTCCAAATGGTTTCCAGACTAACGCTTCAGGGTCAATGTCGGCATTCACGTTCACCATGAGCATTTGATTTATCTGCATCATCACGTTCTGGATTCTCAGGTTAGCCAAGTTATTCACCTGTTCCTGAACACCCTTGGTAAGTTCAACCATCCCTAAATCCCAATACAATTCAGGGTGCATATAACACCCAATATCAAAGAATGGTCTTACTCCGTATGTGTTCTTCTGAAGAGATAGGATGGTCTTGTAGTTACCAATATGGATAATAGCTTCTTCTTCCCTGCCCTTTATTTGTATTCCCGTTCCTACAGTGTAAGATTCATCTTTAAGAATTACTTTCCCGTATGCCTCTATGATATCCACTTCAGGAGATTTAAGTTCGCTCTGGCTGTCCTCTGTTTGAAAAGCTGCTTCTATACCTAAAGACTTGATAATCCCTTCCCTTGAATCACTCGATTGAGACGAAGCCATACCCACGCCTACAATGCCAAGGTCGTTTATGTTCTTATAAATTCCCTTGTCTGCCTTACGTTTAATCTCGTCAATACTTCGTTTATATACACAAAAGACTTGAGGCATTTGCTGAATGTTCTTATACTCGGGATGCGGGAGAAACATCTTATTATGAAGGATTTCAACGTATGGGCCCTTATAGACCGTCTGCATAGTCTGATCTAAAAAGTCCATAGTATCGTAACCCTGAAAGTTGCCCAGCCTGTCAAACTTCGGCATTGGCAAGGCAATTCTTTTAGGAGTTATGCGTTCTTCATGCCGCCAGTACGCTTTCGCAATACCTTTCCCGAAAGTAAGCTGGTTGAAAAACCATTTCATCATTGTCAGATATGACCCGCCCTGCATGTCAATATTGTTCAGAGATGAAAACTGATGGTTCAGTACGCCCTCGACTTTCTTTGCTCTCTCAATATCCACACCCCTTTTCGGCTTTACGGATATGATGTTTGAGGACTGATATAATTGGTCCATAAACCTTGATAAGATAGTGTAAATAATGGGAAGAATCTGATTAAAGTTCTCATTATAAACAAGAGGATAATCGGCCGCGTTTCTGTACCCACGATAATACTCAAGGTTCTCGTCATGTAAGGTTCGATAGTACTGGTTGGCATCCCAATGAAATTTGTACCGTTCCATCAAATGTTTAAATATGCGATCATCTCTTTGGTTCATGCGTATCCTCTATTGACCCCCCCAGTGTTTCCCTTTGGATGTCTTCAGGATCGTACTTGACATACATAATTTCCATGATCTGTGCGGACTGTGATGCTGTCTGGAACTCATGGTATTCACCGGGACGGGTAGTGAAAAACCCACCCTTTTTTAATCGTGATATGCCCTTGTCCGTTTTAATAAACAACTCCCCTTCAAGCACATAAAATAAATTGTATTTTGCGTTATGTCTGTGCCATGAACATCTTTGCTGTGGCACAAGGTCTAAAATGCTGACCTCACATAGATCGTTCCTGAATACGTTCAGTTTATCTCCCCAGGTACCATGAGTACGTTCCATTACTCCTCCTTTATATGCTTTATAAACTCTCTAAACGCTTCAACCAAATACTTCTCATCAATGCTTGTTCCTGTTATGGTTGTATTAAAAATTTTCTCTGGCAATGATTCTGTTAATCCATATTTAACGGTTATAAAAAAATTGTGTTCTTCCATTATTCCCCCTTTTCATCAAGCTCCTTCCACATACAATCTACCGTAGAATCAAACCGACCATCATAATCCCTACATGCTTGTGGTCTATTCTCATAGATAGCGCACCCATTCAGAGTGAGTTGTGGACATTTACAAGGTATTGACAGAAAAAAATATCCGGTTTCTTTTTCATAACCAACCTTACATCCTCTAACTTTATAAAACTCCATCATCGTTTGAGAAGGAGGCTTTTCAAACACTAATTTTATAACCTCACAACATCTCAAACATTTAAGACATAATTCGCTTTTTCTCTTTTCCAATTTTCTCCAACGGGCAACAAAAAAGGGCAAATACAGTGTGTACGGACACCGTACTGCCCTTTAAGTTTTTTGCTGTCCTCTACTGGCCTGTAGAGTTAGCCCAAATTAATTAACAAATTTCCAGCAATCCTTTGAGTATGTTTCGTTCTTATAATTCGTTACTTCATGCACCAATTTCCCAAGTAAATACTTTATGGTTTCGTGCTTTAGGATTTTCTTATTCTTCTTTGACAGCATCTTTAAGATTCTCGCAAACTCGTTAGTATTTAAAATGCGATAGTCGTTTAGTTCATGTCCTATCCATACCCGCCTATCCCCAAGATGAAAGGTTGCAATAGCGTTCTTTAATACCTTAAAGTCCTTGGCGTATGCCACTAAACTAGTTATCAAGGTTGTCTCGCTCCAAGGTGTACCCATCACAATATTGCCTAATTTTAAGGCGGGGTATAATTCCCGGCGAAACACAAAGCAATCATGTCCGGCATGATTTCCGCCTGCATGTGACCACATCAAAGGAATTGGATAATCCTTTAATTGTTCCGGCAGTATTCTCTTGTTTATGCAAAACGAATCGTTCCCGTCCTCTATTAAAACTTTAACCAATAAGTAAAAATGCGGATAAAGTCCTATGTCTGCGTTTGTTTGTATGAAATAATCAGCATCCGAAGTCTCGTACAGTCTTTGAAGCATCTCCTTGAACAACGGCAACTTTCTTGGAATCTTAAAGTCCTGTATGTCTAACGCCGACATTTCTAACGGCTCAGTCTTAATAAAGCCATCAGGAACCATGTCTTCATCTTCAGGATAAAAACACGCAACTTGTTCCACATCGACTTCATTCTTTGCGAACTCCCTTGCCCGTTTCATTGATTCATATGTAATCGGTTGTTGCCAGCTTAAATCCCGATCATCCGGCATGTTAACCGGATTAATTAAGTGTGCTATTCGCATATTCCCCTCAAGATTACATTTCTATTCGGTCTGTTTAAAATAAGCCTTAGCCATTCTTTATATAATTTGTTTAATTCCCTCTGAGCATCTTTAAATTTCTCGTTCTGCTCTAAAACGCTCACACCCCAAACTTCATCCGATGTTTTCTTTATACCACTCATATACTTTACTTATCCCCTCTGCTAATGATGTTTTAGGTTTCCAGCCAAGATGCCTTATAATTGTGCTATCCATGAGTTTTGATGGCACGCCTGATGGTGTGCCTGACTCATATATAGTTTGTCCGAATTTCCATTTTGTTTCTTGGCAAATCATCTGTGCCAATTTCCATATTGGGATTTCCTTACCAGAACCAATATTGACCGAACCATCATACAGGTCGGAATAGTCCCATATTTCCATCAACCACACGGCACACTTAGCAAAATCATCGACATAAAGAAATTCACGCCTTGCTTCACCATCACCCCAAATAGTTACGTCATTTCCGTTGGCTTCATGGAATTTTCGTATCAGCATCGGTATCACATGCCCATTATCCCCAAAGTTGTCATTAGGGCCATATAGATTACACGGAATCACTGTCATAAAGTTACAACCGTACTGCTTATGGTAAGCCCTGCAAAGTTCGATTCCTGCCAATTTAGCTACCGCATACGACCAATTCTCATCAGTCTTGCCCGTTCCAAGTTGTTCCTCCCTGTAAGGTTGTTCACCGTCAACGGGGTATATACAGGATGAGCCGATATTAAGAAACTTCTTCACGTTAAATTCTTTACAACATTCAGTGAGATTCGCCTGTATTAACAAATTGTCAAGGAGCATTTCGGCAGGCTTATTAATAGCCTCCATGATGCCGCCTGCGTGTGCGGCGCAATTAAAAACATACTCAGGATGTTCTTTAATAAACAATTCATACGTCTGGCGCCTTTGAGTTAAATCTACCCTGTATCCTATTAGATTCGTGTACCCCTTACGCCGTAGCTCTCGCACAACCGCCGATCCTACCAATCCGGTATGACCGGCTACATAAATCTTTGAGTCCTTTTTCATCTGGAATAATAAACTCCCCTTTGTATCCCATCTTTCTCAGGTTCTTGATTATTGGTTCAGCCCAATTATGGGCAAGTATAATTGCGTAGTCTGGTTGGTCTAATATGAGGTTCTCGTCAGATTTGACTGGTATGTGACTCCCAGGTGCATATTTCCCGACCTTAAGCGGTGCTTTTTCCGTAAGGTAGTCTAAAATTTTATTCATTGGTATGCCACCACGATAATCAAGGTAGTTAATCAATGTATTCCCTTTCGCAGGAGCAGACACGCCAACTATTTTTTCACCTTCAATTTTACAATCGCCTAAATACATCTTTAATGCCCACATTACATTCCCAAACTTAAAGGCAGCATTTTGCAATTTCTCAATGTCGTGATACTCCAACTCCTCATCAAAATACTTATCCACAGTCTTTCTAATCTGATACACTCCCCTCCGGGCAACATAGTACCTCAAACTCCCGCAATGAATAGGAAAGTGCCTGACATCGAAGATTTCCATGCCGTATTGTCTGAATAGACAAGCTAACGGCTTAATGGATAAATAAGACAGGTGCTCATGGTAAACCGTATCAAATGCAAGGTTCTTAACCAGGTCCACGAAATACGGGGCCTCTATGATAAAAACTCCGTCATGTGCTAACAGATAATCCAGACACTCCATGAACCCGTGAAGGTCGTCAATATGAGCAAATACGTTAGTCGCAGTTACCACATCAGCCTCACCACCATATTCAAGAGCATCCTGAACAGAATCCATGCCAAAGAACTTATTTATCGTATGGACTTTAGATTTCAATGGTACAGGGTCTATGCCACACACCTTGCACTTGAAATAATTCAACAGTGTACCGTCATTACTTCCGACATCCACAACATATTCAGGGGCAAACTCTGCATCTATAGACCACGCCATTGTCCGAAAATGGTTAATGCCCTCTGAGTTCATCCCTGTCTCATACGGATATTCGTCCGTATAGAGCTCATCACAAGGCACAACATGACTTAGTTGAGATAATGAGCAGCGAGGGCAGTACATTAAGGCGAGGGGATGCACCTTTTCGCCGGCTAACCCAAGCTGCTCTTTTGTTAGGAACGCATCCGAAGGTGGATGCATCCCAAGACATAAATATTCAACAAGATTTTTATTACGACAAATCCTACACTTCATTTAAAGAATCTCCCCATTCTCATTATTTTATCCCCAAGCTCTGCTCTTGTGGTTCTTGCCAAACCCTCCATCTCGTCTATGTAATTCTTATAGGTTTGGTTTAAAAGATCATTCATTTTCTCAAGTTTTTCATCACACTCTTCTTTTAGGTTTTTAATTTTGCTATTTACGAGTTTAAATTCTTTTTCTGACTTATTATTTAACTCTCCTAATTTCTGCTTGAACTTTTCAACGCTTTTTTCAAAATTCGCGTGAAGTTTCCTTAATTTTGTGTCACAGTCATCGCAAATCTCATCTTCTTTAATAGAATCGAGATACTTGACTTCAACCCTGCGGATAAATCTACCGCATACCTCACATCGAACATTCACACCCATACTTCCCCCTATGATATGTAAATATAAACTTCCCCCGAATCCATATCATCAATATAAATGCTGTCAAATCGTGTGAATATAGGCAACCATTGGGTTTCATTGGCGTTTTCACAATATCCCTTTACAATTTGCTGCCCGTCCTTATCTACAACGGAAAGAAGATGTGCTGCCGTAGTGGGCTTATACCATTGTATAAATTTAATATAAGCCGCTTTATCCGTTACTTTTTCAGCCGATGAGCATGTGCCGGTTACTTTAATTGGATTGACTGTAGCATCTGCATCTATTGCCATTTTAATCTCCTAATAATAATTCTTCTGTAATTGCTATACCAAAAGGGCTGTTTAATTTAAACTTGCCTCTTTGTTTTGAAAAAACAAGGAATGTTAATGAGTCATCGTTATAGTCAAACCCTGATTCTACATTCCATCCTTCGGTTACAAATCCCTGGTCTTTGTAAATCGTCACCGCCTGTGCATCTGCGGTTGTGACTTCGTAGAGTTTTAGGTTGTCGAACCAGATTTCTTCGCCTGCGGCCATATTACCAGTGATTAAACTCCCCCATGTCCCACTTCCTGATATAAAGTATAACTCGAACGGGATAAACGAAGTTGATGTTATATCTACAATAGAATAAGAAAGACTACCGGCAGGGTCTATAGTAATTGTAACATTATCTCCAGCACCGACCTTTGTATTTCCTGTTATTTTATACCCTTTTTTAGTGGTCAAATTTGAAGTTAAATCTGCGTCATCCATTAACCGCATAGATGCCCCCGCCACACTACTCCCATCCCCCGTAATCTTCAACGCCCCTGAGTCAATCTCCATCGTGTTCGTGCTGTAGGGAATCCATGAGATGTCGATGGGTTTGACTGAAATATCAGAGAAATAAAGCAAATCTCCGTCAGCGGGGTTGCCGTTAAAACCAACATGAATATTCCCCACAACATCCGCTACTGCGTAAATATAGCCTGTTATCGTAGTCCATGTATCTCCTGCCAAAGTTTTTTGCCTATCCCCACCGCCATTAATGACCCCTGCCATGTCGGTATAGAATCCAAGCTCAACGTCTTTCAAGGTGTTCGCATTGGCAACCGCAACTATGGCAGTCATCTTGTAAAACGTATTAGCCGTCAATGACATTGATGTGTTTGGAAGACCACCATACAAGGTATCATCACCATTGCTTGTCAATAATGCTTGGTTATCGTCTGCATCTGGTTCATCAGTATATCCAAGATTTGTGTTGTCATAAGCACAGGTTCCAGCAGCACCACCTCCCGTTCTTAAAACTACCCACTCATTTATAGTGCCATCATCAAAGTCTGTGTTATCATCGTCATCTATTGCTTCAGCCCCAAGCAAAGCCGCCTCAGTAAACGTACCCTTGTTAGCATCGAACAGGTCAGAACCTAAAGCCTCACCCCCTTCAGCCGCACCGATATATCCATACGCAACCTTGCCCGCTGAGTCTGTGACCTCTAAGCGATGGCCTGTGGAGGCGTATTGGGTGGAGAGGGAAACAACCGAATGACCGCAAGCACCGCCCGTAGTCTCGGCGGCACTATATCCTGAAGTGTCATTTATTGAAAAAAGGTCAACACTTCCAACAGCGGTTACTTTGACAGTTCTGTGATTCAATTCCGTCATTTCGGTAAGGCTGTCAAAATAAACCAAATCATTCACAGATAAGTCATGAGCTACAGAAGATACAACGCCAGGGTTGGCTTTGGTTATGCCCGTAACATTATTAGACAAGGCAGTTGGAATCATTCCCGAGAAATAACTCTGCCCATCATAAAAGGAGCCGTTGCCCTGTCCGTAGGTGTAGCCGGTTTCGTCTTCAACTAATGCCATTTAATACCTCAATGTCACCCTTAAAGTTGCGTCCGTGTCATCGTCTCTTATTGCACGAAATTTCCCAACGTCTGATTCGTTCCCTAATGTCAGGTTTTGACCGTTTGTCAGCATATGACCCGTAGTGGTCGAAGGGTCGGATCCATCTATCCTGAATCTCACATTGGCACTTTCAACCGTGATAAACGCACCCGTACACGGCCCATACATGGAGTTCCTCAATAAACTTACCGTTATACCAATTGCAGTTGTGGATACCGTAATCGCTTCGTGGGCCTGAGCTTCCCTTTCGGAATATACGAACACTATACATACCCTCCCAAATCATAAATTTGTCGTTTTTCCCTCTGTTTTTTAAAGCTCTGTAACGGCCACCTGTTATGCCTGTGAGCCTTTCTCCCGACTTCCTGAAGAATATACCTCACACAAATCGGATAATCCGACCATTTCGGGTCGGGTTTCCCAACACCGTCCTCACCCCTTTTCCAATAATGGTTCTTTAAGTACTGTCTGAGGAATCGGCATCTTTCGTAGATAAAAATTCTCGGATGATCTCTTCCATTGCCCTTAAAGTATTCGTTGACAATTGATATTCCAACTGACGGGTCACGATTCTTCCCTGCTGAGGTAATGATCCCATGCTGACGGAAAGCGTTCCATGCATTAAATCCACGTTGTACCGCGTTATACTGAGATTTTGCAGAAGGGTCTTGCCAACGCCTGAACTTTCGTTTAGAGTGGGGCAATCCCTCAATAGCGTTAAAAATTTCTGCGAGTTCATTGATTTCTTTCCCCCTTGCAACCTCTTCGTCCAGTTCATCGTAAAATGTTATGTTCCCGCCCCTGTCAATCCACCCGAATACCGCAGCGCACGGCTTACTCGGATGCCAGTCAAACGCCATTACCCAGTCAACAGCGTAGTTTTCAGGCATGGGCGTGTCGTTTCTAAGCAGATGACCCTTAATTTTAGCCGCATTCCACTCAAAGTCCTCAAAATCCGGATGAACAAGGTCGCCCCAGGTCGGGTATTTACCATAAATTTGAACATCTATCTGTTTCTGGGTCTTGCCCTTTGAAAACTCGTCTATAAACTTCTGAGTAATTGCAGGATTATCAGCCATGCAAGCATTTATAACCGTAATATTCTCGTCATACACGCTCGCTTCTAAAATTTTATCCTTTGTCCAGGTCGGACCCTGACCTTCCTCATACGGCGGGGTCATACCGGCGTATATCCGCCCCCCGGCCTTGGCGTTCCTCAAACCCCTCTTTAGCTCATCCCAAACACGCTCATCACCTTCCTCATCACAGGATAGAATGTCAAGCTCACCGCCCCTCTGAAACTTCCAGCCTTGCTCTGATGTGACAAACCAGATTGCAGAACCGCCATTTAACTCAACACCTTTATGCTCCCTTGAATAATCCTTCTTGATCATGTCCCTGGGAAGCATGGGGGGCAACTCAATATAACCGATCTTATCTTCCACGGGCTCCTTGTAGTCTATTAAAATGCCACTCTTTTCTAAAAGCTCGACCCAAGCCTTCTGGACATCATCTAAATGACTGAAAATAACCCTCTGGTTGCCCTGTAGCTTCTCTAAAGCCACATCCTCAACATAATCAAAGCTCGGAACTAAAACCTTGACCTTAATCGGTGGCGGAGCTAACTGGCATGGATGTAAACCCATCATCTGCAAAGCTAAAGAATTATAAACAAGCAAGGACTTCCCGGTTCCATTACCGGCAATTATCCAGGTCTGCCAAGACTTGCTCATTATATACTGTTGCTGCTGATGATAATAAAAATAAGGCCATGTCAGCACACTCAGCCAGTCAACAGGTATATCACCGTCTATCACTCATTAACTCTCAGACTCCCCTTTAATAAAATCAAAAATACAACAAATCCAATATTTAGGTGCACAATTATACTCATTGCAGGAATCACGCTCATCCATAAAGTCCCCCATTACACGACATTCCCCATCATCATGCCAAGGACACTCTTTCTTTAATTCATTAAAATTCAGTTCATCTTTCATAATATCCCCCTTAAAATACAGCCCAAATAAATATCCAAAAATAAATACAAAACAATACCCAGGCCTCGTTAGTCATCATCCCCTCCTTTTATGATCTTAGGCTTTTTCATATTTAGGATATAACACCTTTTCTAATGTTCGGATTATTCCATGACCAGCCTCTTCAAGTTCATGAGACATAATAAACCTCGCTCTCGCACACGAAACCAATGTCTCTAAAAAAATATGGCACACTTCATGGAAGGCCGAAGTTTTAATTTCATTCTCAGTCTTTTTTATATCGGGCTCAGGCCATGTCTTATACAATTCAATCTTAGCTGTTCGACCATCAGGATTTGTAGAACAAACCGCATAATCTTGACCATTGCCTTTTAGATGATTAAATTTGACCTCCCAATCCTTTAAGCCAAATATCTCAATCCACTTCTCAGCCTCTCGGCAAAATAATTCAAAATCAGCTTTTGTAGTCTTCATAATCCCGGTCATTTCTTCCCCTTCGGCTGTGGATTGAAAAATGAGTCTTTTTGAAGTGTACACTTAGAGCCGATATCAGGTGTACACTCCCCATAAGGTGTACACTTAGCAATAGGCACACCACGCTTAGTGATGATAAATGGTAAATTACCCAATTCACTGCTTAATGACTTGCGTAAAACCTTGATGGACACTTCTCTCATAACAACCCCTTTTTACTCTGTAATGTGTAAACCGATATGTAAATACA